CCGAAGGCGAACGTGCCGCTGGCCGATGCGATGCACGGTTGGTCGAAGGACTACCTGCAGGCGCAGGGCGGCGCGCCCGGCGCGCCGGTCTCGGTCAGCGACCTGTCGAAGACGATCAGCGCCCTCGAAGAGAAGGGCTACGGCGGCATGGGGGCGAAGCTGCCGCCGGGGGACGCCAAGAAGGCGGCGCGCCTCATCGCGGGCGCGCTCGATGACGTCATGGACGACCACATCGGCACCGTGGCGGCCAAGAACCCCGCCGCCGCGCAGGCGGCGAAGGAGATCGAGCGCAAGACCGCCGAGTTTCGCGTGCTGAAGACGGTGCAGCCGATCGTCGACCAGCGCGCGGTGGCCGAACGGTTCGCGCCGACGGCGGTGCAGCGTTTCGCTGCGGAACCGGGTAAGGCGGTGAAGAACGCCGCGGCGGCCGTCGTAACGGCGCCCGTGCGCGCGGTGGCGGCGGTGCCCGGTGCGGTTGACACGATGATGGCCCGGCTGTTCGCGGCGCGTGCCGCCGGCGGTGTCACGCCTGACCTGCTGCAGGCGGCCGAGAAGGCCGGCGTGGCGGCCCCGGCGCTGCAGTTCTTCGCGCGCCCGGCGGAGCAGCGGCGGTGAGGCTACTGCGGCAGCTCGGGCATCGGCTCGCCCTCGAGGTCTTCGGCGTCTTCCATCGCCTCGAGCAGATCGCCCGGCTCGCGCTTGCTGGCGGCGGCGAGCGCCTCGAAGTTCCGCACCGCGAGGACCCGGCAGTATTCGAGCACGCGGCGCTCCGAGCTGCGGACCATCGAGCGCACCACGAGGAGCGCGACCAGGGCGACGACGATCATCTCGACGAGCATCGTCTGATCCTGTCAGCTTTCGGGTGCGCCCTGCAATCTGGGCGGGCGTTCAGGTGATCGACTGCGGCGAGGCGCTGGTGGCGGTGGTCGGGATGCGGCGGGTCATCGACCGGTCGCTCAAGTACATCACGCTCGAGGAGCGTCAGCGCGCGGCCCGGCTGGAGGCGCGGATCGACCAGCTGGCGGCTCAGCTGGTCAACGGCACGCTGACCGGCGCCGAAGCGCCGTCCCCGGTCGACTACGACGACATGCTGACGCAGCTGACCGAGCCGCCCACGGTCGAGCAGCTCGAGCTCATGATCCGCAGCCTGCCCGGTGAGGACCACGACGACGCCGCGGCCTTCCTGGCGGTCGCTGGCGGCTGCTGGAAGTACCTGCAGGCCTCGCTGCCCATCGTGGTCCAGCGGGGCCTCTACGGCGCCGAGAACCTGCCGCCCTCGGGCGTGGCGCTGACCACGTTCGAGTTCCTGCTCGAGGTGCTCGACGATCCGCTCTGCACCTTCGACCTGATGGCCATCGGCGCGCTGCTGCGCAGCCAGGGCGCGGCGCTGCTGAGCTGCTTCCCGACGATTCACGCCGCGATCGTCGGGTCCATCACCGAGCGGATGGCCGGGGACCCGACGGGCGGCCAGGTGGCCCTCTCGGTGTCGGCGCTGACCGGCATGCCCTACCAGGACCCGCGCGTGACGCAGGCGCTGGCGGCGAGCGACCAGGCCCAGGCGATGAAGGACCAGGCCCAGGCGATGAAGGACCAGGCCCAGGCGGCGAAGGGCCGCCAGCAGCAGCCGCAGGACAGCCGCATGGCGCAGATGACCGCCCCGCCGTCCACGTCGGGCCCCGGTCCGCGGTAGCGAAATGCCCTGGTCGAGGGCAACCCGGTGGCGAAATCCAAGATAGGTGCGCTCGGCGGCAACGACGCCGGCCACGCGATCTCCGCGGGCGTGATGACGGGCGTCGCCGTGCTGCAGTTCGTGCTCGACGTCGACGAGGTGGATTGGCTGACCTTCGACATCGGCTACACCGGGACGCCCACCGGGACGTTCAAGGTCGAGTCGAGCAACAGCTACCTGCCGAACAAGCGCGATCTGAGCGGCATCGTGGTGCCGCCGATCCGCGCCGGGTCCTGGACGAACCTCACGACCAGGCTCGCGCCGGCGATCACCAACCCGGCCGGCGCCGCGGGCAACCAGTTCGTCGGCTTCCCGATGGGCGACGTCGCCGTCGGCGGCAGCTACGTGCGGTTCACGTACACGAACACGAGCGGCGCCGGCGTGCTCGACGTGTTCTACAACGGGAAGGCGATCGGCTGATGGCGAACCCCGCAGGGACTGCGCTCGACGTCTTCGCGGCCCCGGTAGGACCATCGGCGCCCAATTCCATGCGCCTGGCGCTGCCGGACGGCGTGACCCCGTCGGTGTCGGTGAACGGTGGCCCGTACCAGGGCCTCGGCGGCGGCAACAGCAACGACTGGTACGGTCGGATGTCGACGTTCCTGTTCGCCAAGATCCCGCAGCTCAACACTGCGATCCCAGTCAAGATGGGCGCTTCACCCAACAGCGCCGCCAGCGCCACTTGGGCCGATGGATTCACCGAGGGGGGCAGCATCAACGGCGGCGCTACCGGCTGGGCAAAAGCGTCGGTAGCGACGGTCTACCAGACGCCCAAGACGGGCAAGGTTGGCGTGGGATTTCGTGCACGAATGGCGGCCACACCGCCATCGGCGCAGGGAGCGCTCGGCATCGTCAACACCGCGAACTCGCATCACGTTACGGTGCAGACGATCAACACGGACACGCACTACATTCTGCGGATCACCGGCGGCGCGACAACGCAGTTCATCACAGCCGTATTGGCCGACCACCTGTTCCACGACTGGGCGTTCACGCTCGATGGGACGACGTTCTCCGTCTACATGGATTCGATCGCTCTCGGCGCCGCTGCCGTTCCGATCGGTACCCTGACGGACTTCACCAACCTCATCGACGAGGGCATGGCGCCGGGATGGCTGGACGCGGGCGGGGCGTCGCATACCGACGTCAGCGACTGCCTCTATGCCTATATCGCTCCCTAGGCTCATGAGGGGAGGTTTTGCTGCTCCCTGGTGGGCTCCGTCGAGCCCTGCCTACACTACAGCGCTGAACCTCGCCGACAACGTCGAGAGCAGCGCCGCGACGATCCAGGGCGCTCCTGGTGGAGGATTTCGCACCAACGGAATGGCCGTCGTGCCTCTCTCTGTGCCCGCCGGAACGTATGCGCTAACCGTCTACTGCGGCAGCGACTTCATTGGCGAGGCCGGCGGCGGCGATCCTGGCGTGGGCGTGTTCATCGACGGCATCTATTTGACCGAGCTAGTCGTCACCGCGAACGGCGTAACGTGCTTTGTGCTGCCGCTCGATGGGCAGGCGCATTCGGTCGACCTATACAACGGATTCCAACAGAACAATGTCGCGGGCCTCAGGGGCACGTATGTAACCGCCGTATCGGGCAAGGGCGTCACGTTCCGCGCGGTCGCCACGCCGACGGTTCGGTTGGCCTTTTACGGCGACTCGATCACGTCGGGCATGCTCGGAGCGCCGATGCCGCAGCAATCGTTTTTCGGACGCACGCGCAAGGTTCTGTCGGGCCGTTGCTCAATGGAGGCGTGGGGCGGCCGACGCCTCGGTGACGATTCGGGCGCATCGGGGCGAACGGGCCTCGGATCTATCAACGCGCTGGCTGCCAGAATGGTGGCGCTGGTGGCGGGAGCAACGACTCGGAAGATCGTGCTGCTGATCGGCGTGAACGACTGGGGGAATGGTCCGCTCACAGCCGCCACGTTCCAGACCGCATATGCGTCGCTGCTGACGGCGATCAACGCCGCCGATTCTGGCGCACTGATTTATGCCGTGTCGCTGACCATCTCGAGCAACGAGGCGGCGCTGGGATTCAACGGCGACGCGAAACCCGCATGGCGCACGGCTACAAGCAATGCGGCGGCAGGCAAGCCGAACACAACGTTCGTAGACGGTACGACCTTGATGGTAGCCGGCGGGCTCAGCGGTGACGGCCTGCATCCGGCAACGCTCGGTCATCAGGCCATCTTCGACGGGACGGGCGGCTTTGGTGGGGCAACCAACCTGCGCGCCGTGCTCAGCATCTAGGAGCTACACCATCGGCGTCACTTCGAGCTCCACCCGCGGGTTCTCCCGGTCGATGAGCAGCCGCGACCCGTCCCACGATGCGATCTGCCTGTCGTCGGCGAGCACGCACGGAATCTTGCTCTTGCCGTGGCCGCCCTGGAGCGCGTCGCCGATGGCCTGGATGTAGCCGGCTAGATCGCCGCGGTCGGCGTCGCGAAAGATCCGCGCGCGCACCTCCACTTGAGTCTCGGCATTTGTCGGCACCACCGGCGGCCGACCTACCCAGTCCCGTCGGTACTGCCGGCACAGCTGCGCGATGGCGCTCGCCTCCCAGGCCACCGCCGCCTCGCTCGGGACGGTGTAGACCCGCGCGCCCCGCTGGATGCGGCGAAGGGAGTTCTTCTTCGTGCGCGGGGGGCCGATGATGGTGAACGTCACGGCTTCCTGAGAGCGCGGATGGCGTGCTCGGCGAGGGACAGACAGAGCGAGACCGTCGCGCCTGTAGATCCGCCGCTGGCACTGTCGGCGCCGACCGCCGCGACGTGAACCAGATCGGCCGCCTCCCGCAGCGCTTCGTCCCGCGCCTCCTTGGAGAGACGGCGCTCTGTCACGATGGCTTTGGCGATGTCGTCGACCAGCCCCTGGCGCGCGGTCATGTGCGCGGGCACCCAGCGCGTTGCGATCGATTCGGCCTCGGCCTTCGCGGCTTCGTCGGCGGTCACTTGCCGCCTCGTCGGGCGATGGCGTCTGCGATCGCAGCGCAGGGAGACGCGCCGTCCAGGCCGTCGCGCGCGATGGCGATGCACGCCTCCCGCTCGGCCGCGGGCACGGCGGCGTAGGCCTCACGAACGGCGGCTTGCATCGCCTGCCACATCACTGCGAAGCTGCGCGCGCCATCGTAGTGCCTACCGGCAATCTCCCGCACCACCGCCTCATCGTCCGCGCCCGGCCCGGCGGCCTCGGGCGGGGGCGGTGCAGCTGCGGGATGCTCTAGCGCCGCAAGTCGCGCCTGCCACTTCAGGAACTCGCCGACGATTCGGTAACTCCAGTCGTCGAGCTTGGCGAGCTTGTTCTGCGCCTCGGCCATCGCGTTCTGGGTCGCCGAATCCTGCGCCAACCTGCTGAGGTCAACCTCCAGCCCATCCAGCCGCTTGGCGAGCGCAGCGACTGCGAGCATCAGCGGCTTATCGTCGTGGACGTGCCACTCGCATCGGCCTTCGCTGTCGAACTGGCAGGGATACTTCGACTGCGACACCTTCGGCTTCGCCCCCTCCCCCTGCGCCTGCTCGGCTGGCGTCGCTGCGGCACTGGGCCATACCGTGACAAAAGCGCGCAGTTTGGCCGACAGGCCATCATCGCGCACGTTCGGGAACGCCTCGCTGATCAGCCGCCGCGCCTCGGCCAGCTCGCCCTTGAGCCGGTCACGTTCGTCCTGCACGGTCTTGAGCACGTCGGCCGCGAAGTCGTGCGCGGCTCGCTCCTTGTCCCGCTCGGCCCGCGCTTCCTCGACGAGACGGCGCCACTCGGCGTCGCGCCTGCTCAAACATTCCTCCCGGCTCAGCGCCGCCGTATCATCCAAAAACTGCTCCAGCGTCTTCATTTGCCCTGACCTCCAGAGCGGCGAGCTGCCAGCGCGTCTGCAATCTCCAACGCCGCTGCGTCGTATCCGCGCCAGAGGTCGGTATCGGCATCCAGCGCCCGATGTGCTCGCGCGCAGGACTCGGCCTCTTGCAACGCCTCCCTCGCCCCGAGAGCGCGGCCACGTTCGAGGCCGGCGGCGTAGGCTTCGCGGACGGCCTGATACATCGCGGGGCCCATGGCGTTTCGGGCCGTTCCCTTCGTGTACCATTTGCGGGCGATTTCGGTAATCTCGTCGCCCGGAGGCTGGTCGCAGCAGCATTCCCCTTCGCGCTCTGCGCAGGCCGCGCAAACAGCGCGCCCGCACAGCGGACAAATGTCTGCGAATCCATTGCCGCACGAATAGCAGACGAGCCCTCCCGCCGCGTCGCCATCGCCCGAGACGGGAGGGGCGGCAGGACTCCAGTCTGGTCCATGCAGAGATTCCATTTGGGCGAGAGATGGACGCGCGTCGGTCTTGCACTCGTCCATCGAGCATGCGTTGCACAGACCGGTCTCGCTCGGGTTGGTCCACCGTCCACATTTCAGCCCGCACGGCACGTAACCGATTGGCGCCGCGTCGGCTGGCGGTTGGGGCACGGGCGCCTCGACGAAGGCGTGAGCATACCCAGGCGCAAACCGACTGTTGCGATGTGAGTCGCGCCACAGGCCGCACTTGTCGCCGTCGCCCCAAACGTGGGCGCATCGGTCAGCTTCGGTTTTCATCGCGCCTCCGGGAGCGTCGGGTCTTCGAGGCCCATTGAGTGCGCCATCGGCGGCTTGACGATGCGCTCGGGGCCTGTGTACGGCTTGCCGTACTGGGCGGTAGTGACGTGGTGCTGTTCGTACGCAAGCGCACACGGGTCGCACCACTCGACGCGGAGTGGCTTCTTTCTGATGTAGTCCATGATGATGCGCGTCTTCGGAGCATCTGGACAACGTCCCGTCGCCGCTTGGCACACCGGCCCCTTCGCCGGCTTGGGTTGCTCGGCGGGCCGATGCCGAGCGGGAAGCTTCGCCATGAACTTGACCGGCATGTCGTCGGTGAACTTCGAGTCGGATCGCACAGGACCGCCATTCACGTCGCGCGCGGTAAGCTGCTTGGGTTGCTCAGCGGGCTGTGCCAAGCCGGTGCAGTTGCAATCGCCGCCGCGGTTCACTCGGCACAGCCTAATGTGCCCTTCGGTGCGCTTAATCTCGGCGGGCTGCGCTGCCCTGTCTCGGCACTTCATCGAGCACCAGCCCAGCACGTAGCCCTTGCGCCGGCACGTTGCGCCCGAGAGCTTGAAGAACTCGCGCTCATCTTCCGGGCCGTCGATGAAGCCGTAGACCGCGACGCCATCGTCGGGGAGTGCGCGGCCGCACCAGGGCTGGCAGGCCGCCTTCGCCGCCAGCGGCGGCAGATTGCGCGCGATAGTGCGGTCCGCGATCCGCCAGCGCGGGTCGGCAATCTTGGCCATGCACTCGTCGATCTGCCGACTCACCTCCGCCAGGAATGCCTCCTCGGGCGTCATCAGAACGCCAGCTCGTCGTCGTCGGCGAAATCGCCGGTGGGCGGCGCCGGCGGCGGCAGCGGGTTGCCGCCCGCGTCCTCGATCTTGAGCTTCTTCGCCTTCGCCCCTTTCGCCCCCTTGGGCGCCTTGAGCAGCTTCTTCGGCGCCGGCGGCGCCTCGGCGACCTCGGGTAGCTCGTGCGGTGTCGCGTGCCGCTGCCCGTAGTAGCGGCAGCCCGTCTCGTAGCACCTCACCGGGAGCGGGCGCGACGCCGGCTCGCCGGGGGCGGGCGTAGCAACGAACGGCCTCCCCGCCGAACTAGCATCGCCCGCCCCCTCGTCGCCTACATCCAGGTCTTCCGCGAGCCGCTCGGCGCGCATCGCCTCGGCCTCCTCGGGCGTCCCCGCCGCGCGCTGCTCCTCGGTCCGCTCGTCCGGCGCGCCCTTGCGCGCGCCGTCGAGCGAAAGCTGCCGCTCGTCGGGATCCATCTCGCGCTCCTTGACCACCGCCCCCGTGTCGACGCGGTAGGTGCTCACGCGCCCCGTGAAGGCGTGCGCGACCTCGAAGACCTCGACCTCCCGCTCGATGACCCCCGCGGCCTTGGCGTGGTTCTTCATGTGAATCGAGGCCAGCAGCGCCTTGATCGCCTCGGGCAGGCGCTTCCGCTCGGCCTCGAGCTTCTCGACCTCGGTCAGCATCAGCGACACCTCGTCGAACAGCGCGAGCTTCTCGTGCTCGGTGAGGACCACGGGCAGGAGCATCATCTTGGGCGGGTTGGGGTTCATCGGCGGGCCTCGGTGGGGTTGGGGTTGCTGGTGGACTTCTGCTCGGCGAGCTCGCGCACGATCGCGGGCAGCTCCGCGCGCGGCGTCTCGGTCCGCAGCGCCGGGAGCCGGCCGTCGATGGCGATGCGGACCGGCCGCGGGAAACACGTCCCGGGCAGCGGCTCGCCTCGCAGCGCGTGCGGCGGCGAGACGACGTAGAGCTCGACCAATTCCTCGAACTTCTTGCGGTCCCAGGTGAGCGCGCGCTCAGATCGCCCGCAGAGCCATTGCCAGCCGCCCATGTTCCGGATGACGGCGTTCACCGTCGGGCCGAAGTCGACGGTCTGCAGGTAGTCGTAGCGGTCCATGGCCGCGCGCACCGCCTCCCAGGCGGCGGCGATCGCCGCCTTGCGCGCGCTCGCCCCGGCGCCGCCCAGGTCGAGCAGCTCGGCCGGGCGCGGGAACCAGCGGAGCGTCCGCCCGGCGGCCTCGATCGCCGTCAGGAACGTCTCGAGCGGCAGCGGGCGCAGGAGCGCCCAGTAGGCCGCGAGCAGCGGCTTCGTGACCACCGCGCCCGTCGCGAGCCCCAGCGCCGTCAGCGCATCCGCGAACGCCCTCTTGTCCTGGTCGGTCATGGTCGCCCCTCCTCGGCCCATTCGGCCGCCAGCGTCTCCTGTTCCGCGTGCCCCGCCGCGAGCGCGGCCGCGCGCGACAGCCGCACCGCCGGCACCGGCGCCGGCTCGTAAACCTCCTCGAAGCCCCTGTACGCGATCCAGCGGCACACGTCCTTCGGATACGTGTCGCCGAGGCTGGCGAGGTACTCGCCCCACTTGCGCGTCAGCAGCTCGGCGGGCGGGCTGCCGCGCTCGCGCCAGCGCTTGAGCGCCTCGGACTTGAGGCCCTTCGGCCGCGGGCTGGCGATCGCCTCCCAGAACCGGGAGAACTCCCCAGGGTACTCCGTGCGGGCGACTGGCTTGCCCCCGCCCGCGGCGCTGACCTTCACGCGCACGGGATCAACTTCTTGGGATCTCACTCGGAGAGGATCCGGATCTGGATCTGCGAGAGGATCGGAAGGGGAGATCGGAGAGGGAGCCGGAGACAGACCCCCCCCAACCCCCCCGCCGCCATTAGCCGCGAGGGGTTGCGATATACCGGGACCGGTTGGAACCGGTTGCAACCGGTGGGGACTAATCGCAACCGGTAGGAACTGGTGGGGACCGGTTGCAACCCGCAGGGACGTGGGGTCCACCGTTTCGGTGGTCGACCAGCGGGCGCCGCAGGGGCACTCGCGCCGGCGCTTGTCCTCGACGCCCTTCCAGGTGTCGACCACGCGGGACGCGGCGGCGCCGCAGGCGGGGCAGTCCATCAGGCGGTCTCCGCCGGGCAGCATCCGCAGGGCGGCAGGCTCTCGTACCAGACGGCGTGCGCTGGCGCGGCGGCGTACCGCTTCCTGACCTGGGCAGCGTCGATGCGCGCGCCGATCGCGTCGTGGCCTGTCGGCTCGCGGCGGATCCTGGTGGCCTCCGCCTCGAGCCTTGGCTGCGCCGCCGCGTTCTCCGAAGCGTCGGCAGCGTCCCGAGCGTCGCGCTCGGCGCGGCGGCGACCCATGTGCTCGGCGAAGTGACGCCGGCGAGTCGCTGGGGTCCTGTTGTCGCAGGCGGGTGCGAACAAGCTGGTCTGTCTCATGAACGGCTCCGGTTTCGCTTGTGGCGCGCCAGCACGCTGGCCCTGTTCGCCTGATACCAGGCTCGCTGATACGCGCGCCTCTCCTCTCGGTGGGCGTGGTAGTACGCCAGAGCCTCGGCGCGCCGCTTGGCCGCATGACGCTGACGGGACGCGCGTATCAGCTCGAGCTGTCGATCGCGGTTTGCCCAGTACCGCGCCCTGCGTTGGCGCGCGAGCTTCTCCTTGTTCGCGGCCTCGTACCGGCGGGACTGCGCGCGGTAGACCTCGGGCCGCCGCCGGCGGGAGCGGAGCTTCTCGAGCCGCTTGATCTCGGTGGCGCGCGCCCTCTCGGCCAGCCGCGTCTCTCGGTCGGGGCGGTCGAAGTCCCGCAGGCGGCCGCGCGACATGCCCTGCAGCACCGGGCGCCCGTCCTCGAACCCAACGAACGACGCCTGCGCGTCGACAGGGCGCCCAAGGATCTCGTCGGCCATCAATTCCAGGACGTCAGCCCGCATAGGACCTCCCCAGCACCAGGGCCAAGCGCAGCATCCACGGCCACCGAATGCGCTCGGCAATCCAGAGCGCGAAAGAGAACGCAGCCCACCTCACGCCACCGCCCCCCGCCCGGCGCTGAACGCCTCGAACCGCCCGCGATGGATCGCGACCTGCTGCTCGTCCCACTCGCGGCGCCGCGACAGCTTCCAGCCCTTGAAGTAGCCGGTGAACTGGTCGTGCTCGGCGTGGCAGCCGCGGGCGATGTGACTGTCGGTTACGACATAGACGACGCCCTTGACCTTCTTCTCCCGCTCGCCATCGAAGACCAGGTGCGGCCCGCAGAGCGGAATCACCTCCGCGTCCGAGCCGTGCTTCATCCCGACGCCGCCCTGGCCGACGTGAGCCGCCTCGATATTCTGCATCGTCCCGCAGACGCAGCAGGGCTGGTCGTGGATCCAGGCCAGATACTCGGCGTGGTCGACGTTCGCCTCCTGGTGCTTCGTGCGCCGGCGCCGGGGCATGGGGCCGCGCTTCAGGGGGCTGCGCTTCAAAACGGCGCCTCCGCCCAGGCCCGCGCCCGCTGCCACGCCGCCCGGACATGCACCGCCGTGCGCGCCTCGAGATCCGCGAGCGCCGCCGCCCGCAGCTCGGGCCGCGCGGCTATCGCCTCGCTCGTCCGGATGGTGTCGATGAGGACCGCCCGCGCCTCTGTCCTGTCGAGCCCCGCCGCATGGGCGGCGCCGAGCGCCCGCTCGGACGCCGCGACCTCGACGATGGCGAAGCCGATGGCGATCACGACGGCCCCTCGGGATCCTCGTCGAGGATCTGCACGAGCCCGAGCAGCGTCCGCCGGAGCGCGCGCCGGTCGCGATCGTCGACCCACGCCTGCCGCGCCCGGCCGAGAGCGGTCGATATCGGGTCAGCTACGTCGGTAGTGTCGTCGACGTCGTCGGCGGCGAGGAGGCGGTCAGCGCCGTTCTGCTCCCCGTTCGAGGCTCCCGGCATTGTGGTCGCCGCGACCAGAATGGGTCGTTTTGACGCGCTTTCTGACGCCCCGGGACGCACCGAAGTGCTTGGAATCCCTATGGTTTGGTCGCGTCCGATGCCTTGAGGTGCTAGCGGGTGTAAACCCATGGGGGTTCGATTCCCCCTCCTCGCACGGTCTGAATCGTCATTGGAATCAGGTACTTGGCCAGCAGGGCCCGAAGGGGTCCGCGCCTCCCTGCTCCCCCCCTGACCGGAACGGCGACCACTTTGGCGACCAGAATGGGGCCACAGCTCGTGGTTCGAGGCCTTCGGCTCCGCGGCAGCCGATGCGGCCAGCACCTCGGAGCCGGCGTTCTTGGCGGGCCGCATGTACCTGGCCGTCGTCGCCGGCTGCCGGTGCCCCGCTAAGTACATCAGCCCGACCAGGTTGTCGCTCGACTGCCCCATCTCGGTGAGTCGGCTGTGCCTGAAGTCGTAGTCCGTGATCCGATCGCATCGCGGGGCCTCGATGCCGGCGGCCTTCGCCGCCTTCCGCAGCGCGATGCGAAAGTCGTGCGCCCCGAAGATGAGCCCGACCTCGGGGCAGATCCGATCGAGCGCCTCCCGCGCCTTCGGGGAGAGCGGCAGCGTGCGCCCAAACCGGTTCTTGTCCGCCTCATCGCGGATGACCATCTCCTCGGCCCCCCGCCGGTAGTCGTCGGGCGCGCGCAGCTCGGCCAGCGTCTCGGGCCGCAGGGCGGTCTCCCACGCGACCACGAACCGGTGGCGCACCGAGAACGCCGGCTTGCCCCCGCGCCGCGCCTTGATCCAGTCGGGCAGCTTCGCGATCACGCGCTGGATCTCGACGCCGGTGAAGATCGTCGAGGCGCGCCGCTTGCCCTCGACGCGCGTGCCGAGCGTCTTCTTCCCGGGCGTCTTGATCTCGGGCTGCGCCGCGAGGTGATTGTGCGCCACCGCGTAGGCGGCGATCTGGCGCAGCGCCGACAGCTCCTTCTTGAGCGTCTCTCGCGTTACCTTCTTGAGCCGAGCCGAGACATACGCGGCGGCCCCGGTCGACGAGAGATCGCCGATGCTCTTGAACGCGCGCATGAAGTGGTTGCCGACGTAGGTCGTCTCGTAGAGCTTGTACGTCTCGGGGTCGATGCTCGATTCAATCTCGGCGAGCCACTCGGACGCGACGTCGAGGAACGGCGCGCCGCCCGAGCTCGCTACCGCGTGGGCCTGGTCGTATCGACCGGAAACAACCTCGGCGTAGATGCGAGCTGCCTCGCTTTGAGCCGCGCCGCGATCTCGCGCGCCCGCGAGGAGGAGGTTGCGGCGACGGCCGTTGTGCGAGAAGCGCGCGTAGAAGTTCCCCGTGCGCCGATCTTGTCCGAGCTTCCAACCTTTTGGTCGTCCAGCCATGTTCGCAAATCCTCCTGTTCGATGAGCACACGAGAGCCGATGACGATGACGGCGAGATGCGGCTGCACCGCGCGCTCGAACGTACGGATCGAGATGTGGCAGATGTCCGCCGCCTCCTGCCGCGTGAGCAAGGGCGAGCGGCGCGCGGTTGCGACCGGCGGCGCGACGAGCCCGATCATGGCTTCTTCCTCGAGCGCCGATAGTCGGCCAGGGCGCGCCGATAGTCGACCTCGGCGCAGAACCGCCCGAGCTCGCGAATAAACAGGTTCATCACCTCATCAGGTAGCGGATCCAGCAAGACCGTTCCCGGCGGCAGCTGCGGCTTCTTCCCGGCCGGCTTCGACGGGGGGCGGCGCTTTTTGCTCACGTCGCCGCCTTCGGCAGGTAGGCCGCGGCTCGCACTCGCAGCTCGGCGAGCAGCTTGCGGGAATTCGCGGGATCTTTGTCCCGGTCGCACTCGGCATCGAGGATCGGGAAGCCGCCCGCGATTGACGCCTCGACCTCGGACCGCGTGGCTTCGCGGCCCTCGGCGAACCAGAGGACCTCATCGGGCTCGCCGACGCTGATGAGGGGATGGCCCTGGTCGTCGGGGAACAGCTCCTGCTCGCGCGTGGTCCAGACGGCGGCCGCGCCCGGGTTCCGGCTGATGCTGAGCCCGGGCGAGACGAGGTTCACGTCGTCGTAGCCCTTCACCTCGCGGCGGTGCATGTGGGGCTTGCTGAGGAACGGGCAGGCGGTGGCGCTGTAGATGGCGCACTCGCGATGGCAGGCCGGCTCCGCCGTCGTCCGGGTGATCGTGCACATCGGCCCCAGCACGAACGAGCCGTGCCGCCCGCGCTCCTGACCGCAGACCCAGCACCGCTTAAAACGGATGGCGTCGGCGAACTTCCCCTCACCGATGATCCGAAACTCCGGCTTGCCGTCCTGCCAGTGCACGAACCAGGGTACCGGCACCCCGAGCTGCGGGTCGATGGGGAGCGCTGCGACCCGGCTGGGGATGGCGATGTCGGCTTTCATCGTCCCCCCCGCGCGCGCCGTTGTTCGACCTCAGTACAGAGCAGCGCCACCTCGCGAATGATCCGGTCGGTTGCCTTGTCGAGCAGCGGCCAGGGCGCCGCGACGAGCCGTGTCTTCAAACGTGGCGTAATAACTGGGCTTTTAGACGGGGGGGGGGGCGTTATTTTGCTCATCGGTTTTGCTCCCCGGCGCGCTCGACATCGTTCGCCGACGCTGGCGTCACGCGCGCATTCGCGAGCAGCGCATCGACGCTGGCGCGCGAGATCCGGTAAGTCGGCTTCGCCGCGCCGGCGGGGCGGAGATCGAAGGCGACCAGCGAGCCGGCGGCGATGTGCCGGTAGATCCGCGCATGGTCGCAGTCGAGGATCCGCGCGACCTCGCTGACCCTGTAGACCACCCGATCGTCGTGATACCTCATGCGCGGCTCGCCCATCTATCCACCTCACCCGGGTCGCGCGCCCTCCCCCCAAACAGGCGCGCGATCGCTCGGTAGCGTTAAAGGACCATCACCGTAGGCTCGTGTTCTTGGGGCGTCAACCTGAAAAGTAATCTTTTCTTGCCGTCAGGTCGAGTATGTGCGTGGTCGTCCCGGGGAGGTGCGAGCATCGGCGCGCGGCTTCATCGCAGCGTCGCCTCGTAGGCCGCCCACGCCGCCCGCGCCCGCGCAACGTCCGCCTCGCTGCCGACCCAACCCGCGCCGCACGACGGGCAGAACAGCGTCGAGGACGGCGGCCCCTCGAAGCGCTCGACGCCGGACTCCTTGATCGGCGTGCCCAGCTCCAGCTTGCAGCGCGGGCACGGCGGACAGTCCCGCTCCGGGTCGGCGATGTCGAGGCGCGCGAGCAGGTCACGGATCGCCGCGCGCCGGTCGGTGCCGTCGGGCAGCTCGCCGCAGTACCAATCCGCCGCCCCCCGCAGCAGCGCCAGCATCTCGGGCGCGGCTGCCATCAGCGGGCCGTTCCGCTCGATGTGCCGCGAGACGACGTCGCCGTTGACGTCGACGACCCACCCGTCCTCGAATCGCCACGGCCCCGGGCTGGGCTCGCTCACGGTCTCACACCCGCCCCCTCGCGCGCCCCGGCGTACGCCGCCACCACGCCGGCCAGCTCGCCGGCCGCCCGCTCGACGTCGCGGCGCATGTTCGGATAGGCGTAGAACGTGAGCCGCTGGTAGTCGTAGACCGTCACGCGGTGCCCGTCGTAGCGCGCCGCGAACAGGTCGTAGCAGAAGCGCTCCGCCCCGAACATGGCGAGGTACGCGCGCCACTGGAGCGAGTCGAGATACTTCTCGGCGTCGATCCGCTCGGTGAGCTTCTGGTCGTAGACCGCCACGCCGTCGAGCCCATCGACCTGGCCGACGAGCGTGACCGGCCCCGCCGGCGTCGACAGCACCGACTCCGCCCGAAGCTCGCGGACCGGCGCCAGCTCGATGGCGGCGTCGAGGTCGAAGCTGAATCGCCAGCCATCGCTCTCGACCTCCTCGACCTCGCCGAGGCGGGCGTGCTCGAACACGCCCGCGAACGCGCGCCCCGCCTCCATCGCCGGCGTCGGCGGCTCGGTGTGGGCGAGCCGCGCGAGCAGCTCGCCCACCGTGCTGTCCTCGGACGCCCGCCAATAGCGGTACGTCTCGAGGTCGGTCACCCGCAGGCGAATCACGCCGCCTTGCTCCCCTTCTCGGAGGCCATGGTCTTCTCGGCCGCCGCCGGCGCCAGGTCGAAGGCGCCGGTCGCCTTGCTGAACGCGAACCCGCGCGCCTTCGCCGCCTTGACGATCATGCGCTTGACGTTGTCGCGCACCGCCGGGTCGGCGTCCTTCGCCAGCGGCAGGAGCGCGTCGAAGTCGGTCAGGCTCAGCGCTTTGGCGATCCGCTCCTGCCACTCGGTGAGCGCCGAGGCCGCCTTCGCCTGCACCGCCGAGAGCCGGTTGAGCGCCGCCTTCGTCTGCGCGATGACGCCCGCCAGGAACGCCGGCTCGGCGGCGTAGTCGGGGATCCCCATCGGCGCGAGCTGCGCCGGGTTCTTGCCGAAGGCGGTGTCGCTGGGCGACAGGTTGAGCGTTCGCGCGCCCTGGGCGAGGTAGATCCGCCCCATGACATCGGACGCCTTGTACACCTCGTTTTTGCTGCCGCCCTGCATGTCCAGCCGCTCGATGAGCTCGTCGCCGCTGCGCTGCTCGTCGGAGTGCGCGAGCAGGACCACGTCGAGGCCGAAGCTGCGGATCAACTTCGCCCAGGAAATAAACCGCGACTTCAGCTCGCCGTAGCCCTGGAGGCTCAGCGATCCGCCGCGCCCCATCTTGGGATTGCCGGCGATGATCTCGGCGGTGAGGCAATCGAGCGCCCGCCCGGCGGTGTCGACGACGAGGGTCTTGTAGGCCGCCAGATCGGCGGCGGTGATCGACTCGACGTCCGACCATCGCTCAATCTGGACGACGTCGCCGCGGTTGCCGGCGCGGTAGCTGCCGCGGTCGAAGTCGAGCAGCAGGGGCTTCTCGGCGGTGAACGCGGTGGTGGTCTTGCCGACGCCGGGGACGGCGTAGAGACAGACGGTGATGGTGGTGACTTCGATCGGCTCGCTCGCTCTCGTGATCTTCAGGCTCATGGTGTCGACTCCTTGATGTTGCTGGTGTCGGTGTGGGTGTGAATCTGATCCTCGCCGCCGTTGATCCGGATCACCAGGCCACGTCCTCGCCGCCGTAACACAGGCCGCAGGGGCAGTCCCGGCGATGACCCGCGCCCGGCCGGCGCGGGTCCAGCTCGCAGAAGGTGGCGGTGTGCGCGTCGGACCAGCAGAGCGTCGCGACGCGCGGGTCGCTCGCGTTCATCTCGCCATCCTCGCTGGTGGCGATGGGCTTGCCGCAGTGCTCGCAGGTCACGCTGCGTCCTCCTCGGGCTCGCGGCACCCGGCGCAGTAAACGGCGCCGCCGGGAACGTGGCGCTGGCTCTCGACGCACTCGGCCGGTTCCATCGGCGCGTCGCACCCGGCGCAGCTCCCGTGCTCGCAGTCGCCGCACACGCCGGGCGCGAAGTGGGCGACCTCCAGGCAGGTGCGGTACCCGTCCTCGTCGAGCGGGCAGCGCGGGTCGAGCTCCATCATGGCGAGCGGGCGGGCCATCAGTGCACAACCTTCGTGTTGGCGGCCAGGAAGAGCTGCGCGCCGGTCTTGACCTCACCGCAACGCACGCAGGCGTAGCGGTGGCTCCAAAGGGCGCGGTAGCTACCGCCGCAGGGGCAGGTCACGCCCGAAACCAGTCCGGTCCGTCCGTTCACCTTGATGCTTACCATGGATAGAATCATACAAGTATAAAACCATGGTGGCAAACGAAATCGGTCGACGGGAAACCCCGGCATGACGCCTACCGGCGGAGCCAGGCGATCGAGGGGATCCCGAGCGCCTCGAGCGCGACCCGGTGGCGCGCGGGGATCCGGAGGGTCCCGCGGTGCCACCGGCTCACCGTGCCCCGCGAGATGCCGCACGTTTTCGCGATGTCGGCGTCTGTGAGCCCCAGCGCGATCTGAGCCTTGCGGGAGGCGGTCTGGTCCTTCCGCCCGGCCGCGATCCGCACGCCAAGGGGCATATCCTCGAGGTCGTCCGTCCTGTCTTGCACCTTCGGGAGTATGGGCGTAGTTTCAAACCTGTGCAAGCTGAGCCGTTCGCCCTTCCGCGCCCGCTCGGCGACCACCACGTCGACGAGGGCCGTCTGCGCCTCGGTGAGGGCGGCGATCGCCGCGTCCAGGCGCTGCGCCTCGACGTCGACCGCGGCGCGCTTACGGCGCAGCCGGGCGATCTGGGCGTCGAGGGGAGGGCGGGGCACCGGGGGGGATTGATACCATGAACATGGGAGGCGCTGAATGACCGAGGCGGAGCGGGCACGGCGGCATTACGAGAAGGACCGGCGGGCGAGCAAGGCCGAGCGCGGAATATGCGCCGCGTGCACGAAGCCAGCGGCGCCCGGCAAGCGCCGGTGCGGGGAGCACCTCGCGATGGCGCGCGATCGCTGGCACAACCGGCCCGAGGCGGCGATGGGCGTCGGCCGCGCGCCGACGGGCGCCCTCGACCCGGTAAACGCGCGGCTGGCCGCGCTGGGGCGGTGCGCGCGTTGCGGCCTGCTGCTGCCCTGTCACGGGTGCATCCCGACGGCGGCGGAGCTGGCGAGCTCGCGGCGCGGCGGCGACGAGGCGCCGGTGTCGCTGGCGAGGATCCGATAGGTGACCGCCCGGGCGGTCAGGCCAGCTGCGCGGCGACGACCGCGACCAGGGCCACGAGCGCGCCGGCGAGGGCCGCGATCGGCGTCCCGGTCAGCGCATAGCCGAGGCAGGCCCCGCCCGCCGTGGCGGCGAGATACTCCACCAGGTTCACGCCGAGCCCCGGGTGTCGCTGTCCGCCCCCTGCCCGAGCTTGCGCCAGACGCTGCCGAGCGCGCTCCCGGTCACTCGCGCTTCCCGCGCCGGTCCATGATCAGCAGGCTCGAGATGATCCCGAACAGCGAAGCCGGCGCCGCGAACAGCGCCTCGTGCAGCGCGAGCGCCGTGACGGCGCTGCCGATCGAGAGCACGAAAAACAGGATGTGGGCGGTCCGGTTCATCGGGGATCACTCGGAAGCCTGCCACAGAAGAAACGGCCCCACCGGGCAATCTTCACTTCTGATTGAAACTTCTGAACGTTCCGATACAACCGTATTGTGGGTTCCGAATGGTACCTATCGGGGCAAGGCTGATGCGCCCCCCGCCGGGCCTCGTCGCCGCGTGGTACGCGCGCCTGCCCAGGGGGAGCAACATCGAAGACGCGAGGGAGCGAATGAAGCCCGACGTCCTTCCGCAAGGCCACAACGGGGCGCACCGCCGGCTCGTATCGTTCGATGCGCTGGCGCGGGTGTCGTGTTCGGCGGAGAGCGCGAGTTCGACGCTGGGCGCGGCGTCGTGGCGCATGCCGCGCGTGCCCGGCGTGCTGGACGTCCGGGGCGCAGGGCCGAGGGCGCGGCGGGGGCAGTTCCTGCGCCGGCTGACCCTGGGCCGCCAGCGCCGCATCTTGCGCATGCTCGCCGACGGCGCAACGGTGCGGCAGGTGTCGGCGGCGACGCGCTCGAACTTCACCGTCATCGCGGCTCTGCGCCGGGCCGCGCTCAGGTGGGAGGATCCCGACGATGAGTAAGAGCTATCGCGTCTACTTCAACCGCTGCGAGGACACGCCGCAGGTGTGGTCGGTCGACGAGGGCACCACCGCCAGCGAGATCAACGTGCTGGGCGTCGTGGTGAAGGTCGCCGGCGCCATGATCACCCGGCAGAACCTGGAGGCGGTCTACCCTGAGCCAAAGGCGTGGTTCGAGGCCGAGGGCCAGCTGGCCATTCAGTATGGCGTGGCGGTGATCGAATGAGCGCCGCCGGTGCTCCTGCCGGCCCGGCCGCCCCGGCTGCTTTAGCCGTCAAGCAGCCGGGGCACCCGAACCTGTGGCGCGGCGGCTGGAAGAAGGGCCAGAGCGGCAACAAGCGGGGCGTGTCGCGGTATCAGACCCAGCTCACGCGCGCCATCCAGCGGCAGGAGCGACCGGCGCTGGTCTGCGGGGTCATCGAGGCGATGCGGAAGGCGGCCATGCGCGGCGGGAAGGTCGCCCCGGCCGCCGCCAAGGTCTATCTCGCCGCCGTGGGCCTCGACATGCGCCCGAAGACCGACCTCGAGGACGTGCTCGAGGCGATGCGGGGGGCGCCGCAGGAGGCGCTCGAGTGGTTCGTCGCGGTGAAGGGGAGGATGGGCGGATGAGGTGCGAGTCGTGCAGCCCGCAACAGACGCAGTGCCACAAGGACCGCGGGCACTTCGATGAACATGTCGATTCCCTCGGCGTCGCGTGGCCGAACCCGGCGGACGGGAACATGATGACCAGACTTCTCATCGTCGCCGAGAGGAACTGGCAGGTCGCCGAGGACGAAGGCTCCGAGCACCGAGAGGACCTGTTGTTGTTCCGCGATGTCCGCGACCGGCTTGGACTGCCGCGCACCGGGCCGGGGTTCCGATGAAACCCAGCGAGCAGATGGTGCGCGCCCTTCGACTCGGTGACAGCGGCTGGGCGCTGCTCGGCTGTCAGGTGCAGTTCGTGCCGATGGAGGACGGCACCGTCGTCATCGGCGTGGTGGCGATCGGCGCGCGCGACAACACACTGGTCGGCAACGAGCCGCGCGGCGTGATGCTGCTCGAGCTCGGGCGCTTCAAGGCCGACGACATCGCGGGGGCGCTGGCGCAGGCTGACCAGGCGGCGCGGCCGGCGTTGAATGGGTGAGCGAGCCCACCAACCCAAGGTCTTCGGCATGTCATGCCGGCACTGCTCGAACAGGCTCAACGTGTTCGACGTCGGCGCGGGGGTCTTCTACGAGCTGCCCTGCGCGGTCCCCGGCTGCATGGATTCGCCGCCGGGCGACGCTTACCGGGTGATCACGCCGACAGGCGCCGAGACCTTCGACCGGGTTAAGAGCGCGCCGAGAGACTGGAGGTGGGAGCGCCGTGAGCGACCTTTCGGTCTGGCTGCGCGCCGCTGAGGTCGAGGCGCGCCGGCGCGCAGCGCTCCAGACGGTAGCCGAACGGCCAGCCTGGTCACTGGAGTCCTACGCCGCCGGGCACGACCACCAGCTCGCGGCGATGCGCGACCGGTCGAACTGGATTCACCTGCTGTGCGACAGACAGAGCGGCAAAACGTGGGCCGACCTGGGCGTCCTGCTCGACAACGCGCTGGCTCAGCCGAACAGCATCAACGTGTTTCTCGGGCTGGTGAGCACCGGCCTCACGCTTTCGGTCTGGCCGAAGTGGCAGCAGCTCCTCGACAAGCACGGCATCGACCGGCGTGACCGCGCCGACGAGAAGATGACCACGTTCCCGAACGGCGCGATCGTGGCGTTCGGCGGCACCGACGATCTCAAGAACGTCCGCAAGTACCTCGGCAACCGCCTGGATAACGCCGTCTTCATCGTCGACGAGTGCCAGGACCAGAGCACGGCGGTGCTCTCGTACATCCTCGACGTGCTGCTCGACCCCATGTGCACGCTGACGACGAGGGTCATCCTGAGCGGCGTTCTTCCTGACCTGCCGTTCGGGCTATTCCTCGACCTGGCGACGCTCGATGAGGACTCTCAGACCGGCGGCACCCCGGCATCACGGAAGTGGTCGCACCACAGCTGGGGCCGCCTCGACAATGTGCACACGCCCGAGGCAGCCGCTCGGCTGGCGCAGCTCGAGGCGGAGAAGGGCGTCAACCATCCGCAGCTGATGCGCGACTGGAAGGGCGTCAAGCGCGTGTGGAGCACGGCGGGCACCGGCTACCACTACTTGCGCGTCCGCAACGGCTACGTGCCCGAGGTGCCGGCGTGGCTCGAAGCGGAGCGGGTCAAGCTCGAGTCCCTCGGCGTGCCCATCGCGTCGTTGATGGCCGCCGTCCCGCACGCCGGCATCGCGCACGTGAGCGCCGCCATCGACCCAGGGGGGCGCGACCGAACCTCGCTGGTGGCCAACGGGTGGGGCACGGCCTCGAGCAAGGTGCAGGAGCTGTTCGAGTGGTCGACGCCGCGCAACTCGATCGCGAAGCTCTCACACATCGGCTACGTCGCGGGAATCGTGCAGCGCATCTTCGCCCCCGCGTGGTGGTTCTGGGACGGACCGGGCTCGCTGGAGATCGACACGTTCGCGCGCGACTACGGCATCCCCACCATCAAGGCGGCGAAGAAGGTCGACCGCGACGGGCAGGTCCGCCGCGTGAACGATCTGCTCGAGGATGCCCGGTATGAGGTCATGATCGGCGGCGCCGTCGAGGAGGACATGCTCAAGGCCGCCTGGGACAAGGACCTGCTCGCGCGCGGCATCCGCGAGTGGTCACGAGCCTGGCACCCGGACCCGGCCGAGTCCGCGCGCTACACGCTCGCCCCCTACTGGGACAGCTTCGTGCCGACCGACCCGCGCAGCCGAAACGAACGCGAGCGCGCGGCGTTCATGGCCGACGCGCCCGACGACGCCGACCGGCTGCCGCCCGACCCGCTCGCCGAGGTGCTGGGCTGGCGGTGACCGCACACGGTGCACAATCGGCGGTGCATCTCTGCGAGCTCCGCGAGCGTGAGTGGCCGGCCCTTGGCCGTCACCGCGATGCGGATCGCCGTCTCCAGCGTCATGCACCGAGGTTAACACCGCGGTAGCGAAATGCCCTAGGCGACATGCCACGGGTGGGCACGCAATCGCTCCTAAAGGTTCTGAACGCCGCCGGTGTGCGCCGTTACGTGCGCGAAGGTACCCGTATCGAGGTCGAGTTCTGGGCGCCACCTGGCGTTCAGGTCGAAACGACGCGCGAGGACCGGCGCGAGAAGTATCTCGAGGAGCGCCAGCGCAAGGACTTCGAGGGCAAGCAGCTGCGCGATCCGCTGGCGGTGGCAACCGAGGATCTGACCATCGACGACGAGGGGACGAACTGACATGGCCAAAGCGAAGCAAGAGGAACACGGAGAGCACGGTCACGAGCACGGGCACGGGCACGAACCGCCGGACCCGCCGGACCCCAGCAGGGACACGCTCAGGATCGCGCTGCGGCTGCGCGCCACCGAGCTGCAGTGGGATCCCGATGTGCTGCGGGAGTTCCTGGCCGACCTGGTCGACTTCATCGTCTGATGCCCGGCGCGCTCGCCTTCGCCCGGTCGATGTGGGACGCCCTGTTCGGCGCGCGTGACCGCCGCCGCCTGGGGAAGTTCCGCCCGCAGCGCATGAACCGCGCGCTGGCCGGATCGGCGAAGGCGGTGAAGGCCGAGCGCAAGCACTGGCACCGCGTCGACAACCGGGAGATCGTCTCGCTCGCCGACAAGGCGTGCCGCAAGTGCCGCGGCGGCGGGCTGCGGTTCACGCTGATCCGCCGCCGTCCGCGGGTCTGCCGCTGCGCGATTCAGAGCTTCCAGCGCACGCACATCGGGCGCATCAAGCACCACGGCGCCAACGTGATGGTGCGATCGTGATGCAGGTTGGGAAAGCGGCAATCCACTGGGCTCATAACCCTGGGACGCGGGTTCGATTCCCGCACCTGCTACCAAACGAGCCGGGGCGATGAGCATCAAGTCGCGCCTCGCGGCCGGCCTCGACGACGGCCCGCGCATCGGCTGGTGGGACAAGGAGGGCGACGACGCCGCGATGGCGCTCTACTCCCAGGGCACCGCGCTGGAGATCGCCGCCTACGGGCGCCGCTACCGGCAGGCGCTGCTCTACCGCCTGGTGACCGGCGACGATGCGCCCGAGATCTTCGGCTACTGGCTGTCGTCGCGGGTCGCCCCGTCGCTGGGCGGCCTGTCGCTGGCGAACTACGTCGAGCCCAGCATCAACGTCGTGGCGGCGGCGCTCGAGGTGTTCGAGAACCGCATCGGCACGCTGCGCCCCTTCGTGCAGGTGATCCCCAACGGCGGCAGCTTCGAGGTGCGCGACGCCTGCGGCCTCGCCGAGCGCTACGCCGACGCCCTGTTCGACCAGGTGCGCCTCTACGAGAAGACCCGGCTGTCCTTCCGCGACCGCGGGACCTGGGGCACCAGCTTCATGAAGGTCGTGCCCGACAGCGCGCGCAAGCAGGTCAGCATCGAGCGCGTGCTGATGGACGAGATCCTCATCGACAGCGCCGCGGCGACCAGGGGCGCGCCGAACAACCTGATCCAGCGCCGCTACATCTCGCGCAGCGAGGCCTTCGCCGACTTCGTCGACACCGCGCCCGCCAAGGAGCGCGACGGGCTGGCCTCGGCGGTGCGCCAGGCGCCGCCGGCGTTCATCGGAACGTTCTGGGCGGGCGCCGACCCCGACCCGAAGATCGCGCTGCTCGAGGGCTGGAAGCTCCCGCACGCCGACGGCGAGGGCGGGCGGCACATGCTGGCGCTCGCGAACAAGGTGATCTCGCGGCCCGACGAGCAGAAGTGGGACCGCCACCACTTCCCCTTCGCCGTGGCCCGCTGGCAGCAGCAGTCCCTCGGGTTCTGGGGCGGGTCGATGGCCTACGCGATGCTGCCCTACCAGCGCACCATCAACAAACACGTCGAGCGGCTCGAGGCGAACCTCGATCACCAGGCGTTCAGTGGCTGGCTCGTCGACCAGGGCGTGCAGATGAAGGCGGAGGCCTTCGGCGGGCGACCCGGTCGCATCCTTCGCAAGAACGGCGCCGGCAACGTCGTGCCCATCACGCCCGAGTCGAACGCGGGCGACGCCTATCAGGCGCTCGAGAGCTGGATCCAGCGCGCCTACCTGCGCGTCGGCCTGAACCAGCAGCAGATCGCCGGGCAGAAGCAACCGGGCCTGACCAGCGGTCAGGCGCTGCGCACGATGGTGCAGATCGAGGACTCCCGGAACAAGGGCCTGCAGATCACCGGCGAGATGGAGGTGCGCGACATCGCGGTGCTGGCGCTCGAGGCGGCCGAGGACATCAACCTGAAGCTCGAGCTGCCCGGCGTGAACGGGCGCACCGTCGCCTTTGCCGACCTGAAACTGAAGGAGAACGCGCGGAAGATCAGCGTGTTCCCGATCAACGCGCTGGTGAACGATCCCGAGGGCCGCCAGCAGCAGATCGCCGAGATGTACGCCGACGGCGATATCGACAAGCGCACGAAGATGCGCCTGCGCGAGATGCCCGACCTGCTGTCGTTCACGCAGCTGGCGACGGCGCCCGAAGATCTGATCGAGTCGCAGCTCGACGAGATCGTGCGCACCGGCAAGTACCTCGCGCCCGAGCCGTTCGACGATCTGGCGACCGCGATGAACATGGCGCGCAACCGCTACTGGCTCGAGAAGCGGTTCAAGACGCCGGTGAAGACCCTGCGCCAGCTGCAGAGCTACATGACCGCGATCGCCGACATGATGACGACCGGCCAGCAGTTCATGCAGCCCCAGGCCGCCGCGCCGCAGGGGATGCAACCGCCCGCGGGCGCTCCCGCCGCGCCGCCGGTGCAGACGACGCCGAGCGCGGCCGCCCCCGCGCCGATGGCGGCCTGACGGTCAGCACTCGACAAACAGGTCGATGGTGTCGTGCTTCTCGAGGGCATTCAGTAGGTCTGCGGCACCGTCCACCTTCGCCGCCCGGAGACCGCGCAGAAACGGCAGAGCCTCGGCGGTCAGCCTGCAGGGATATTCCCCGTATTCGTCCCTCAGCAGATCGCGAAGTTGGGCGTCGCCGACCGGTCTGCCCCCTCCGACGGGCTTCCAATAGAGCGTGCAGCTCACGAGGGCTTGCTGCCGTCCGGGCGGAAGATCTTCCCCTGGATCCCGAGGTCGGCGAACGGCACGCGCCGCACCGGGATCCGGTGATGCTCGAGCGCCATGTCGAGCATCATCACCGTCGGCGGCTCGAGACCGCGTTTTTCCGTCTCGACGATGAGCGCCGCAACCAGCTCCCGCGCCGCCTGGTTCTTCGCGATGTACTTGACGACGTGGTCGACGGACGCCGCCAAAATGACCTCGCGTTCGGGCAGCGTGAAATCGGGGCGCAGCGCCTTCAACGCGCCCACGACCTCGCTCGTGAGCTGGCATCCCTCGATGTAGCTCGCGGGCGGTTTCGGCCCGCTCACGACTGCGCCGCCTTGCGCGCGGCCACCTGCTCCTCGTAGCCGGCGACCGCGGCAGCATGGCCTTCGAGCGCTTCGGCGCGCGTCGGGTAGCGCCAGCACTCATCTCCGGTGCCCGGGTCGCCATGGAAGATCATCGTCTCGAACAGGAGCGGTGGCCCGTCGCCGAACTGGTGGTCGGTTCCGAGGAAGATGGTCGATACCCGCGTACCGTCGGCCAGCACCGTCTTCGCGACCGTGCGGCGGGCGATGTCCCCGAGAAAGGCCGCCCACTTGAAAAGGTCGGGGCAGGGCACGGGCTCGCCGGTCTCATCGAGGATGTACTGCAGGGTTCTCACTGCGGCCTCGTCCGGTCCTGCTCCCCGCTCGCCCATGCCGCCTTTGTATCATTCTCGCCCGCCGCGCTCAATCGGACCGACCGCGGTAGCGAAATGCCGCCAATGAATGGACACGTCCAGCGAAGGCACCGCACCTGCGACAAGTCCCGCGGCTGCCCCGGCGCCTGCCCCTGAGGCGGCGACCGGCGGCAGCTCGCCCGCGCCCGAAGCGGTCTCACCCGACCAGCGCCGCGCCAAGAAGGACGCAATCATCAAGTCGGTGCGCGCCGCGGCGGCCAAGGCCTCGGGCGAGCCGGCGCCTGCCGAGCCCAAGCCCGCCGAGACGCCCGAGCCGAAGCCGGCGGAGACGCCGAAGCCGGCGGAGCCCGCGCCCGACGCGGCGCTGACCACGCGCTTGGCCGCGCTCGAGGCCGAGCTGAACGAGACGCGCGGCAAGCTCACCGAGCGAGAGAAGCAGCGCGCGGCCCCGACCGACGTCGAGGGCCTGCTCGATCTCATGGCGGACAACGCCGACCTGTCCATCGAGAAGCTGTCCGAGCTCTATCTCAAGCGCCAGGACAACCCGGCGCACAAGGAGCTCGGCGCCGCCGAGAAGCGCCTCGCCGCCATCGAAGCGAAGATCGCCGCCGGCGAGAAGGCCGAGAAAGATCGCGCCGAGAAGACGGCTCAGGAGGCGACGGCCGCCGAGGGCCGGAAGGCCATGCGCGGCATCCTGGACGGCGACAAGGCCCGCTGGCCGCGCCTGACCCGCGACGAGCGGAACGCCACCGAGGCGATCCATGAAGCCGAGTCGAAGGCCGGTGACCGCGCGCGCGCGCTGATCGCCAAGGGCGGCAAGTTCACCGAGGAGCTGGGGCGGCAGATGGTCGCCGAGGCGCTCGACGAGATCGAGAAGGACCGCGCCGACCGCGCGACCCGTTACGCCATGCCCGACATCCCCGCCCGCCGCACCATCGGCGCCGGGAGCGGCAGCACCGGCACGATTCCGCAGTCCCGCGCCGAGACGGCCGAGCCGCTGTCTCGGGACCAGCGCAAGCGAGAGATCCTTGCCCGCGTTCGTGCGGGCCAACCCAAGACATCTTGAGGACACGACCATGCACGGCCTGATCAACTTCCTTGGCACCCACTGGGCGGCGCTCGCCGTTCTGAGCTGCGCGCTCTACGCGCTCGTCCGATCGCTGCGGTTCGGCGCCAGCATCGGCGTCGCGCTCGCCTCGATTCTGAACATCAGCGACAACAGCGCGGCGGCCCTCAAGGACTGGTACTCGATGGCCTACGAGGACGCGGCCTGGAGGGACAACGTGTTCCTCGGCCTCGTCGACAAGGAGACCGGCGGCGGTCAGCAGGTGATGCAGTCGATCAAGATCGGCCGCACCGCTGGCCACGGCGCCGACGTAACCCAGGCGATCGCCAACGCTTCGCCCGAGTCGCGCAGGAAGTTCATCACGCCGTGGGGCAAGTCCTACGCGATCGAGAACGTCGACAACACGGAGATCGACGTCTCGGGCGAGGACGAGGGCGCCATCGTGGAGCTGCTCGGCGACGCGATGGAAGGCTGCATGCGGAAGGTCTCCGAGGACCTCGAGTTCGATTGCTTCGGCGACGGCTTCGGCACCCGCGGCGTCATCGCCAGCCACACCGGCGCGGCCTCGCCGTTCACCCTGACGCTCTCCCAGGCCTCCGACACCATCAAGTGGAACGTCGGCGATATCGGCGTCAGCTCGGTGGCGAACAACAGCGCCGCGCTCGACACCGGCTCGTTCCTGGTCACGGCGATCGACACCGATGCCGGCACGATGACCGTCACCACGGCGAACGCCTGGGCGGGCGCCGCGAACGACGCGCACTTCATCTTCTTCGCCGCCGACAAGATCGCCGGCTCGTACGCGACGGCGCAGAAGGTCTACGGCCTCAAGCTGTGGATCCCGGTCACGGCGCCGGCGCCCGGCATCGACTCGACCGGCGTAGATCGCTCGGTCGACCCGAACAAGCTGGCCGGCGTGCGGTTCGACTGCCGCGGCCTCGACCCCAAGCAGGCGGTCAACGCGCTGGTCACGCAGATCTGCGTGAACCGCAGCGCGCGCCCCGACGCCATCTTTTTCAACCCGGTGAACTACGCCGCCTACGAGGACTCGCTGCAGAACCAGGCGGTCTATGTCAAGACGCGCGGCACCGGCGAGGCGGCGACGGCCTACTACGAGGGCATCAAGCACATGGGGCCCAAGGGTCCGGTCACGGTCTACTCGGCGCCCGGCTGCGACACCGATCGCTTCTACGCCTGCACCATGTCGAGCTGGATCCTGCGCGCGCCGCAGAACAAGGCGATCCGCATGGCGGGCCGCGCTGGCAAGGACGGCCTCATCGACGGCTACAACGGCGACTACGTCCAGATCCGCATGAAGTACGCCGCGAACCTCTCGTGCAGCTTCCCCGGCGCGAACGGCGTGGGCCGGCTGGCGTAATCACCGGGCGCGAGCCCCCAGAAAGGAACCACGATGGCCAGCCCGATGTCCTACCAGGCCCGCTCTCCCGAGGCGGGCATCCAGATCTTGAGCCTGCAGTTCCTGGTAGGCACAACCGGCGCGGTCGGCGCCATCCAGGGGCCGGGCGGCTCGCGCATGAAGGAGTTTCGGCGCATCACGGCGGCGAACCCGTCGCCGGTGGTGCGCACGGGCGCGGGCGTCTACGACGTGTTCCTGCGCGAGACCTGGCTGGCGCTGATCGCCGGCTTCGGGTCCTGCATCGGCGCGGTCGGGGCGACGGCGGGCGCGGCGGGCAAGATCACCAGCAGCATCACCAGCGTGGCCGTCTCGCCGCCGAAGGTGACCATGACGTTCATTCGCATCGACACCGGTGTCGCCGCCGATCCGCAGCTCAACGACGTCGCCTGCATCACGCTGATCCTCAAGAACCTGCGACCGGTGTAACCGCCAATGGGCAAGACGCTGCCCCAGCTGGTCGCGGTGGTTCGGCAGAAGTCGAACACCGACGGCGTGGCTGGCGGCAACCAGGTCGTGAGCGACGTCGAGCTGGCCGGCTACATCAACGAGTCGGTGAAAGCGCTCTACGACCTGCTGATCGGCGTGGACTCGAGCTACTACGAGTCGCCCTACAGCTTCACGCTGGCGAGCTCGGCGACCGGCAACGCCGCCCCCCTGCCGCCCGACTTCTACAAGGAGCGCGGCCTGGTGCTGTTCCCCGACACCGAGCGCGAGACGCCGGTGTTCTTCGTGCCCTTCGCCGAGCGGACGCGGGGCAAGCTCGGCGCCACGCTCGACGGCAACAGCGTGCGGGTCTACCCGTGGCAGCTGGCGGGGCAGGGTCCCTGGCGGCTCTACTACACGCCGAAGTGCAAGACGTTCGACGGCGACTTCCAGGTGCGACTCGTGTCGGGCATCGGCGGGCCGGGCGACGGGACGTCGGGAGACACGCTGCCTCCCGCCCTCAACAGCGGACCACTGTCCGGCGTCGGTTTCACCCTGACAGCCACGGGGAACGGGGCGCTCACGGTCGACAGCGTGGCGGTGAATGTCGGCGATCGCATCCTGGTCACCAACAGCGACAGCAACAACCAGGACCCGTTCAGCAACGGCATCTATCTGTGCACCAATCCGGGCAGCACGACCAGCCCGTGGGTCCTGGTCCGCGCGACCGACTACGACACGGTCCAGGAAGTGGTCATCAACAGCACCGTGAGCGCCGCCGCGGGCGCCGTCGGCGCCGGGTTCCTCTACAAGCTGACGACGTTCACGTTCTTCCCGGCGCCCATCCTGTACACGCTGCAGCCGCAGCCGGCGCTCGACGTGACGCTCGACAACTTCGACGAGTACATCACGAACCGCGCGGCGATGATGATCTACTCGAAGCGCCAGATGGACCCCGGCAGCATCGCCGGGCTGTTCCAGATGGCCGAGCAGCGCGTGAAGTCGATGGCGACGATGCGCATCGCCGAGCCTGAGCAGGCGCCGGTGCTCTGGCGCAGCGGGCGGAGGTACGCGCGCTACCACGACGATCTGGCGTGACATGCCGGCGCTGCAGCACGGCTTCACCGTCGAGCCCACCGAAGACGTCAACCTGAATCGGCTCCAGCAGCGGGTCAAGCTGGCGCTCGACAAGCTGGCCGCCCTCGCCACGGTGTCGCAGCTCGCCGACAAGGGGTGTTTCATCCTGGTCGGAGCCCAAAACCTGCAGAACCAGAAACGGGGCGCAGACGTCGTCGCGGGCAGCGCCATCGCCACCCGGCAGGGCTATCAGCATCTGACCGGCGCGACGGCGGTCAACTACATCAACATCTCCGACTGGTTCGACGGCGCGCGCGTCGATCTGTTCATCGTCAACGGCCTGACATTCAACCACAACGCGGGCGCGCCGCCGGCGGGGGCGTACGCGCTGCAGATGCTCTCGGGCGCGAACACCGCGAAGGCCGCCAACTCGGTGATCTCGTTTCGGCGCGACGATGCGTTGAAGAGATGGCTTCAGGTGCAATAGGATCAAATCATGGCGCAGCCTCTACAGTCAGCGACGCTCGACGTTCCGCTCGCCCCGCTCAACCAGCACGCCACGAAGACCGGCGGGCCGGTGGGGCGCATCAAGAAGATGCTCAACGCGGTGGTCAAGAAGATCACCAGCACCGCGCCGACCGCGCAGGCCGCGGCAACCGCGGAGTTGCGGGTCGAGAAGCGCGACGGCTTCGCCTCGTTGCCGTCGACTGTACGCGATCCGGCGACGGGCGCCATTTCGAGCAAGACGCTGGTGGGCCCGACGCTGTTCGGCACCTATGGCGCGCAGCTGATCGCCATCTTCCTGGCCGCGCCGTTCGTGCTCAGCGAGGCCGCGGCCTGCTGGGAATCGCCGACCTACAACGCGCCGACGCGGGTGCTGCGAGCCAACGGGATCTACAACGGCTCAACGATATCGGCCACGCCGGACGAGGCGCGCATCGGAACGCGAACGCTCTACGCCTGGTCAGACCTCGGCGCAGGTGGCCTTTACCTGACGATGGTGATGGTCATTGACGACGACGGAACGATCATTCGTCAACCGTTCTCGGTCGATGCCGTTCGGCGCGTGCGCGCGTGCGCAGACGGGACGCAGTTCTGGGTCATCTGGGACACCGGCGCCGGCGGCATCCAGACGAACGCCTATGACACGAACGGGAACTTTCTGGGCACCGGATCGGTGGCCAGCTCCGGGACAGGCTACTTCGATGTCACCCTGAACACGGCTTCAGCCAATTCGATCGTGATGTTGCAAAAAGATCCGGCCTCGGGCGGGGTCAAGTTTGCTCGCTTTACGTGGAACGGGGCCACGGTGACGGTCTTTCAGCAGGTGCCATTCACGATCAACAACAGCGTAGGTCGTGACGCCTTTCTGACGAACGACCGCGGAGACCATGCGTTTCACATCGTGACCGTCGATGGCACCGGTCCGTTTACAACCTACGTGACCGTGATAGCTGACTCCACGCTGACGCTGCTGGCGGGGTCGTTCGTGGTCAAGACGGGCGATGCGGTGGCGCCGGTCGAGGCGTCTGGATTCGTGGCGCCGACGGGAAACGCCGATTACGTGATTGGGCTTTCGTACCTCAACGCGACCCCGACGCCGCAACTCAACTCCACGTTGGTATATGCGGTTACCGCCGCAGGGGTATCGACGCTCAAGCGCACTCAGATCTCCCTCACGCTCGCCTCGCGCGCCTTTCGCATGCAGGTGGGCGGCGACTACTACGCGGTCGGCTATTACCACAGCAACCCCGCCGGGTTCACGTCGATCTCCCAGTCGACCTACTTCCTGATGGACTTCGGCACCGGCTACCAGGTCACTGGGCGCTTTGAATTCGGAACCGCTTACCAGGACTGGCTCACGACCGCCGATACGACGCGGTACATGTACGTCTCGACGCCGCAGGTCGACCCAAACGGCGGCATTCACATGGCGCTCGCCTACCGCGCCTCCTCGACGATCGCCGTCACGACGACGGGCGACACGTTCACGCCCACCAAGACGCTGGTCGACGTCGTGGGCATCAAGGACTATTCATTCGGTCCTGACAACGGCCAGTCGGTCGAGCACAGCGCGGCGCTGTTCCTTCCCGGTCCAGAGACGGTCAACTACACCGGCGCGACGTTCGCCGAGGACGGCATCGGCCTCATCCCCGAGGTGACGGCGATCGCCACCGCGGGCGGCGGATCGCTCGCGGGCACGTACGAATACGTGGTCTGTGACGAGTGGACCGACAACAACGGCCAGCGCGTTCGCTCGCCGTCGGGCGTGCCGGTTTCGATCACGGTATCGGCGGCGCAGGTACAGTTGACCGGCCTGCACAACCACGTCACGCGCAAATCGAACATGACGCACGCGATTTACCGCACGGTCATCAAGGGCGGCGTGCAGACCACCGAGCACTACAAGGTCTCAGGCTCGCTCCAGGGCGGGGCGTTCCTCGGCAGCGTGGTCGTGAACGACGACGCTGCCCAGACCTGGACCTTCGTCGACAACATGATCGACTCGGTGGCCTCGAACAACGAGGTGCTGTACACCGACAAGGGCCTGCTCGACCACTTCCCCGCGCCGCCGTTCAGCGTGGGCCTGGCGACCTTCGACCGCATCTTCGTCGCGGGCTACGACGGCGCCATCTGGTTTTCCGGCGCGAAGACCGAGGGCGACGCCTTCTGGTACCACCCTGGGCAGCGCATCCCGCTGCCGACGCAAGAAGAGGTGCGGTCGATCCGCATGCTCGACGACATGATCGTCGTGCTCTGCTCGGGCGACACCGTCTTCGCCATCCCGAACGGCCCGTGGCCCGATGCGACCGGGCAAGGCGCCTTCCCCGCGCCGCGCGTGCTGCCCTTTAGCAACGGCTGCACCGGGTTCGCCGAGACCATCAGCGATGGGATCATCTACTCGGCGACCCAGGGCGGGATCTGGCTCATCACCCGGGACTTCCAGAATCGCTTCATCGGGGCGCCGATAGAGGACGAGAAGGCCAGCTTCGACACCTTCGCCGGCGTGGCAACCGACGATCGCCAGCGCACCGTGTTCCTGACCGCCGGCGGCAACATGCTGGTCTACGACCAGGTGACCGGCGTGTGGGGCAACTGGCTGACGTCGCCCTTGCCGAGGATGCTGACGGTGCACAAGGGTCGGATCGCGTACATCCCCGTCAGCGGCCCCCCCCTGCGGCAGGTGCTGGGGCAATACTTCGACGGGAACGGGAACCAGATCATCACGTCTGTGCGGATCCGCGTCGCGCCGGGGGGGATCCGTCGGTACAAACGCCTGTGGCAGGTGCAGATGGTCGGCGAGTGGCTGGGCGACCACGACATGACGGTGCTGGTCTACATGGACGATAGCCCAACCTTCACCTTCACCGCCTCGCAGCGCTGGACGCCCGATAGCGCCGTGCCCTACATCTACGAGCTGCCGGCGAACGCCCAAACCGAGATGTGTGGGGCCGTCGAATACTCTTTCCATGACGAATTCCCCCGCGGCCCCAGCCAGGGCTTCGCGCTCGAGGCGCTCTCGCTGCAGATCGGCCTCGGCGATCGCTCGAAGGATCTCCCGGCCTCCCGCCGCATCGGTATCTGAGCCGGGCGGGTGAATTAGCGGAAAACCGCCCGCCAACTGCCGCGGTAACGGAATGCCCATGGCGAGGGGACAGCCATGGGCGACTGGAACAGTCTGCGGGACAACCCGATCAGCAACTTCTTCGTGGGCGCCCCGCCGCCGAAACAGCCGGGCGTCGGCAACACGTCGACGCATAGCCTGCACAAGGATCCGGCGACGGGGATGTACTACGACCCGACGACGGGCACGACCTTCACCGATCAGTATGGGCAGAACCCGGTCACCGACCCGAACGTCGCCCAGCAGGTGGCGGCGAACTTCTCGGCCAGCCGGCAGTTCCTGACCAACCTGGCCAACGTCCAGGGGCAGGAGGGCCAGCTCGCCGGGAATCTCCGGTCGCTGATCCAGGGCGGCCAGCCGAGCGCGGCCGAGATGCAGGTCCAGGGCGACATGAACAACATCGCCCAGCAGCAAATGTCGAACGCCGCCGGCGTGAGCGGCGCCGGCAGCCCGCTGGCGCAGCTGCTGGCGAACCGGAACACCGCCAACGCCCAGATCCAGGCGACCAACGCCGGCGGCATCGCGCGCGCGAACGAGCTCACCGGCGCCCGCGGCGCGCTCGCCCAGCTCCTCGGCGGCATGGCGGGCCAGAACCTCGGCGGGGCGGGTGAGTTCGCCGGCCTCGCCTCCAGCGGCCAGGCCGGGCAGCAGGGGATGGACGATGCCACGGCGAAAGCTAACCAGGACTTCGCGCTGAAGCTCGGGACCGCCGTGTTCGGCGGCGGCGCGGGCGCGGGCGGTGCTCCCGCTGCCGGCGGTGCTGGTGGCGGCGGCCGCGGCTACAGCGCTGGCCTGCCGCTCGGCGCCGGCGGGATCTGATGGACACCAACCTCAACATCACGCCGACGGCCGACATGCCGCCGGTCACGACGACCACCAGCGGGTCGACCACCGGCACGACCGCCAGCGGAATCACGCCCTCCGACGAGGCGCGCCTCGCGAGCTCGCTCGAGCAGGAGGCGCTCAAGTCGCAGGCCGGGTTCACGGCGGCGCAGGGCGAGCAGATCCCCATCGTCGAGGAGCAGAAGGCCGCGGGTACCGATGCGCAGGCCACGGCGCTCGAGGCGCAGGCGCTCGAGGCGCAGAGGGTCCGCGACAACTACCTGCAGCGCATCTCGTACGCACAGACGCAGTCCGACCGCGCCCGCCAGCGCTACGAGTCGTTCCAGTTCCACAACTACTGGGACTCGCTGACCACGGGCCAGCAGGTCCAGTCGCGGATCGCCGCCTTCATGGGCGGCTTCGTCCAGGGTGTGAACGGCGGCCAGAACGTCGCGCTGCAGTCGCTGATGTCGGCGGCCGACCGCGACTTCGAGCAGCAAAAGGCGCAGCTCGGGAAAAGCGAGCGCAGCGCCGAGTGGGCGAGCAAGGGCGTGACCGACCTCTACGGCCAGATGCAGCACGACCTGGCCGCGCTCGAGGTCAAGCACGGCCTGGCGCTCAAGGCCGTCGCCGCCAAGGCGCAGTCCGCGCTCATCCGCGCCGGCATCCCGGCGGCCGAGGCCGCCAACGACGCCACCGTCCAGGGCCTCATGGCCGGCAGCTATGCCAAGGATCTGGCGGCCAAACAGCGCTACGAGCAGCACTACGACCGCCAGCAGACGCAGAAGGCCGAGAGTCAGACCACCGCGGCGAAGGGCGGGAAGCCAGAGCACGGCGACGTCAAGGAGGTCGCCGACGCTGACGATGCTCTTCGCAACATCGACTCGATGATCGACCAGATCAAGAAGGACCCTGCCGCCTGGAAGGAGTACCGCGACAACAACGAGTCGTGGCAACGCGCCGAGGCCGCCAAGGGCTCGCACCTCATCAACCCGATCCGGACGATCGGGCAGATCTCTGGATTCGCCAACGTCGCGCCCGAGCAGGGGCTCACGACCGACTCCGCTCGGACGCTGCACCAGCGTCAGGAGAAACTCAACACCGGCATCGCCAAGGGCTTCGGCGGCGTCATCACCGAGGGCGACCGCGCCGCGGCCGCGAGCCAGCAGGGGAATCTCTCGCTCGACCCCGCGCAGAAGATCAAGCAGCTCAAGGAACTGCGCGACAGCGTCGAGGCGAAGCGCAACGAGTACATCTCGAACCGCGGCGTCAAGCCCGGCTACTCGCCGCCCGGCGCTGGTGCCGCCGTCGCGCCCAAGCTCTCGAAGGATCAGATCAAGGACAAACTCCGCCGGACTAACCAGTACATTCACGACAACCCGGGCGCTCCCGACGTCGCCGAGGCTCGGCGATCGGTGGCTGACCTGCACGTCCAGCTGGGGCAGTGATGGCGTTCGACATCGACAGCAAGCCCGGCTACGCGGTATCGCAGCCTCGAGATGTGTCGGCTGCCGAGCGCGTGAGGGCCGGCAAGGCGCCCGAACCGGCGGCGAAGTCGGACGCCGAGCTCGGCATCGACGAGGGCGTGCGAGTCGCGCCGAAGCCTGGGATCGTGCAGCGGGCAGCGAACGCCGCGCAACGGGCAGCGGGAGCCGTCGAAAGCATCACGCCCCCGATCGATACGTCGCTGGCCGACCCGAACAAACCCTACAACCGCAGGGAGGCCGAGAATCCTGTTACGAATGACCCGATCGCGCAGGCGGTCCTGGCCGCGCCGCTCGCCGCCGGCGGAGCCGCTCTGGTGGGCCCTGCTGCGCTGGAGCTCGGCGCGGCGCCGCTCATCGCGCGCGCCATCGGCGGCGCCGCCGGCGGGGCGATCGGCTCGGGCGTCACCGGGCAAGATCCGGTCACCGGGGCGGCGATTGGCGCTGGCGTGCCGCTGGCAGGCGCGGGCGTCGCCGCCGTCGGCTCGGCGATCGGCAAGGCGCTCGCGCCCTGGGGACAGGCCGCGGCCCGGCGGGTATCCGAGCGCGTGGTCACCGAATGGGGGCAGGCCGCCGCCGGAGCCGGCAAGAGCAAGGTGCAGTCGAGCCTGATGCGGATCGACCCCGAGAAGGCCGCCGCGACCCTGGAGGCCAACGGGATCAGCCTGAGCGGGCAGTCGGCTGCCGAAGCGCAGGCGGCGCAACGGGCGGCCCTGGCGCGCACGGGTAAGGAGCTCGGCGCGGCCCGCGACGTGGTCGACGCGGCCGATCCAGCGCGCAAGACGGTCGGCGACGCGATGAAGGCGGTGCAGGAACAGATCGACGCCCTACGCACCGGTCCGAAGGCGAACGTGCCGCTGGCCGATGCGATGCACGGTTGGTCGAAGGACTACCTGCAGGCGCAGGGCGGCGCGCCCGGCGCGCCGGTCTCGGTCAGCGACCTGTCGAAGACGATCAGCGCCCTCG